AATAATTGATTGCATTTAGTAAAGAAGAAAAAGACGCTATCCGTGAGCAACTGCCGAATGTGCATATCGTGCGTACAATGCGGCAAAAGTCGAAACGGCACCGATATTATTGCGAGGAGACTCGGCGCGTGATGCAGCTCTTGGCTCAGATGCGCGACTATACCGACAACCGAGGAGTTGGCTAATGAACTACGACGTACTTGAAAAGAGGCCGGACGAAACCGAGTTCGCGCACCACCGGAGAATTATAGAAGGAAAGCTCGGAGACAAGACTCTTGGCGACTACGACTACCAGGAGCTATCCAGGTATGCATTCGGTAAAGAATACAGCGCGGACTGCGCACGGCGTATGTTCTATGGCAGCAAGCGCACGCTCGACCTTCTGGCCGGGGAGAAGATTGCGTCCGTGTCCGACGAAAGTTTGCTGTCGGAGCTGGACGCGAAAATGATTGAGCTACGGAAGGAGCGCCAGAAATTCAACGACCAGCGTAATGCCTTTAATAAGGTAGTACGGGAACGCTCCAGACAGGAAGAGCTTAATGAGCTTCTCACCGCTGCGGTGAAGGACGGGAATCTTCCGAGCTTAGATTACGAGCAAACCTATATTGCCCCTTCGAACAACGACCTGCTTGTGAGCCTGAATGACATTCACTATGGAGCAAACGTAGCGAACGCTTGGAATACATATAACTCCGATATTTGCAGGGACATGATGCGGAGATATTTGGATAAGGTGCTTTCGATTGGCGAGACGCACCGCAGCGAGAACTGCATTGTATATAACTGCGGAGACGCTATCAACGGACGAATCCATCCGAACGTCCAGCTTGAAAATAGAGAGAACGTCGTCGAACAGATAAAGGGCGTATCCGAACTGATTGCGGAGTTCTTAGCGGAGCTAAGTCCGCACTTTAATACGGTGCGATATGTCAGCGTTGGCGGCAATCACAGCAGATTGGGAACCAAGGATGACTCTCCGTATGACGAGCGAGTTGACGACCTAATTGAATGGTACTTGGCTGCTCGGTTACAGAATTTTGAGAACATCATCGTGGACGGGGATGCCCGTGTTGATGCTTCGATGTTTGTTCTGGATATTCGCGGCAGGGCGTACTGCGGAGTACACGGGGATTACGAGGGGAACGCCGAAAAGATTACCGCCCTCCAGACAATGGCACGGAAGCCGCTGTACGCAGTGCTGCTGGGGCATATGCACCACAATGTGTGCGATGAGATTCAGGGAGTCAAGACCATTATGGCCGGAAGTTTTCTCGGAATGAACTCTTACTGTATTCAAAAGCGAATCTATGGTAAGCCGGAGCAAATGGTTTGCGTTTGCGATGACGGCGGGGTCGTATGCCATTACGACGTCCCGCTTTAATAAATTGATTTTATTCTACGCGATATTACATTGAGGGAGGTGGTTTGATGTCGCGCAAGACAAAGCAAAATGAGATAACGAGTCCGGAGCTGCTTGAGCAAGTCAACCACCAGAACTTAGAGCTTCTGGCTGACTTTTTGGATTATCTTCGGGGAGTCCAGAGAAGCGAGACTACGATAGAGGGATATAGGAACGACATCCAAATTGCGTGGGTGTGGTGTCTACAGCATAACAATAATAAATTCTTTGTTGACTGGACAAAACGAAATGTAATCGCGTATCAGAGTTGGCTGCTGAATGAGAACCAAAACAGTCCTGCCAGGATTCGGCGGCTAAAGGCGGCGCTCTCATCCTTGAGTAATTACATAGAAGCAATCTGTGATGATGATTACCCCAACTTTAGGAATATCATCAACAAGGTAGAGAGTCCGGCACTCAACCCAGTCCGAGAAAAGACCGTGTGGGAAGACAGCGAGCTGGAGGAGCTACTAACAAAACTGACGGACGCCAAGGAATATGAGAAGGCTTGTCTGCTCGCTCTGGCTATTTACAGCGGACGACGCAAGGCAGAGCTTTGCAGATTCCGAGTGTCTGACTTTGACAACAGCAACCTCGTCTGTGACGGCGCGTTGTATAAGAGCGCTCCCATTAAGACGAAGGGACGTGGCGGTGGGAAGTATATCAACTGCTATACGCTGGCAAAAAAGTTCAAACCGTATTTGGATGCGTGGATGGACGAGCGCAAACGGGTTGGCATCGAAAGCGAATGGCTGTTCCCTTCCAGTAAAAGTCCGGGCGAGCATATTGAAGCTGGCACATTGAACAGTTGGGCAAATACGTTCGGCAGGATTTCCGGGCGGGATTTTTACTTCCATAGTCTAAGGCACGCCTTTACGACATCCTTAGTACGAGCCGGTATTCCAGATAGCGTTATTACGCAGATTGTCGGTTGGGAATCGGCTGATATGTGCAAGATTTATACGGACATTGATGCGGACGAGCAAATCGGGATGTACTTCAAGGACGGAGATATTGCTGTCCCAAATACTGGCGGGCTTAACAATTTATAGAGAATGAGAGGAATGGCATGGATAAAAAGAATTTTGTAAGAAGTGTTGCCGAAGTGATGCACACCAATGGAGTTAAGAAGCCTGTTTCGATTCCGAAGCAGGTTTTCCACATTTCCGATGACGATGGCAACTCAAAAGATTTCACCGTAAAGACGAGGGACAAGACGGTTTATTTTACGGTGAATGATGTAGCTGCCGTTGTAGATGCCTGTGTCTATGTGATTATGGATGCGTTGAAACGCGGGGACTATGTGAACTTCTCTGGGTTCGGGCGGCTTGGTCTGAACTACCGAAAGCCGCGCAAGACGAAACAGTTTGGCACGGGCGAAGAGGTGGAGATTAAAGGACGCTATGTCCCGAAGTTCTCCTTTGGAAACGACTTGCGTATGTGCGCGAAAATGTATGAGCTGTCGCTAAGCGACAAGACGGTCGAGCCAGAGCCGGTGTATGACGAGACAGATGAGATTGACGAGGCGGTGTTGAACAATGGCGCTTGAAATGAATAGCGATTCAACCGTATGTTTCAAGTGTGGCCGCCGGTACAGTGGCTGGAAGGGGTACTTCCATGTCAGTTACGCCCTGTTGTATAAAGGTGGAGGGCATCTCACGATATGTAAAACCTGTGTTGACAAAATGTATAACGAGTATCTAGCGCAGTGCGGAAATGCCAAGGACGCGGTTAGACAGATGTGCAGAAAGCTCGACATATTTTGGAGTGAAAGCGTGTTCGAGGCCGCGATGCAGAAGAGCGGCGCGCAGTCGGTGATGGCGCAGTATATCGCTAAGACCAACTCCACGACTTATGCCGGGAAGAGCTATGATGATACGCTGCTGAAGGAGGGAACGCTGTGGGGATTCACAAGCGTTGGCGCTCCATCCGCAAATGACAACGTGGCCGACGAAACCAAGGACGCATCTTCGGCGGAAGACGATGTGGATGAGGCTATTCTTGAGTATATGAAAGAGATAGACGGGTTCCGCTTGACCAAGGAGATTGTGGCGTTTTGGGGAGCCGGTTATTCTAAGCAGGCGTATGCAGAACTTGAGCGACGTAGAGCATACTGGATGGAGAAACTGTCTGGAGACGACATGGCGATTGACATTGGAACGGAGACGCTGCTTCGGCAGATATGCTCTCTCGAGGTGGAAATCAACAAAGGACGCGCTGCTGGAAAGCAAATGGATGCAAAGGTCACATTGCTAAATACGTTATTGGGGAGCGCTAATCTAAAGCCTGTACAAAAGAAGGGCGATGTCCCTGACGACCTAGCTTCTGCTCCGCTCGGAGTAAAAATATATAATGTGGAAAAGCACAAGCCGCTGCCAGATGGTGAAGAACGAGAGCTTAAGCGTTACATTAAGAAATACATATGGACATGGCTCGGACATATTTGTAAGCTGTGCCGTATCAAGAACGGCTATACGAAGCTATATGACGAGGAAATAGAGCGTCTCCGCGTGAAGCATCCGGAATATGAGGACGAGTCGGATGAGGATTTGATTATGCTAGACCTGTCAGGCGATGAGCCGATTGTGGTTGACCGTGGTGATGAAGATGGCGGATAAGCGGCAAGAGATTCTCGGCGAGGCGGCAGACATTGGAGCTTATTACCGAGCCAATATAGACCAATTTGCGGAGGACTACTTTCATATTGAGCTGCATCTGTTTCAGCGCATCCTCCTCATAATGATGGCCGAGGTAACCACGTTTGTCTTGATTGCATTCCGTGGAATTGGTAAAACTTATCTATCTGCAATCTATGCCTGTATTCGATGCATCCTCTGGCCGGGGAGTCGTGTATGTATCGCCTCGGGAAAGCGTGGGCAGGCAATACTCGTGTTGGAAAAGATAATGCAGGAATTAAAAACTAAGTCGCCTGAACTCGCTGCGGAGATTGATACGAAAGGGACGCAGATAAATGGCACGAATGCAATCATCGTATTCAAAAACACAAGCGTGATTAAAGTTGTTACAGCGGCTGATTCGGCGAGAGGCAATCGCTGTAACGTCCTACTGTTGGATGAGTTTAGACTTATCGACAAAGATACGATTGATACTGTTTTGAGGAAGTTCCTTAACTGGAGACGTACTCCAGATTATGCGGACATCAGTAAAGAAGAACGCCTGCGCGAATATGCAAAAGAGAAACCGTTGACACTCTACTTATCCTCTGCTTGGTTTACAACGCATTGGTCGTATATGAAAGTGATGGACACTTGCAGGGCTATGCTGGATGATAGGCAGAAGCAGTTTGTGTGCGGGTTCCCATATGAACTGGGAATAGCGGAAGGACGGCTTGACCCAGACACTTGTGCAGAGGAGATGCTAGATAGCGACTTTAGCGAGATTAAGTGGGGCATGGAGATGTGCGCAGAGTTCTACGGCTCTGCCGAGGATGCATTCTTCGATTCAGAGTCAATTTCGAGGATACGCAAAATTGACTATCCGATGTTACCTCTTAAGATTTCGAGCAAGGTCAACAACGCGCAGTTAATTCAAGTTCCACCGAAACGTAATGGGGAGATTCGTATAGTGTCTGTGGACGTGGCGCTTATGAAGACGACCAAGCGGGTTGTCAATGATGCGTCCGCCATACTTTTGAACTGTATGTTGCCGACTAGGGCTGGTAAGTACATCAGCAACTTCTACTATGCCGAGTCCTCAGAGGGATTACGCACGGATGACCAGGCGTTGATTATTCGTAAGCTGTTTGATGATTTCGAGGCAGATTACCTCGTACTGGATACAGTCGGAAATGGCCTCGGCGTGTATGACGCTGTGGCAAAGGACATTGTCGATTCAGAATCTGGAGAAATCTACCCTGCACTGTCGTGCTATGCCGGTGTTGGCTGTAGTGCTTCTGAGATGGCGGATAGGTGTACATCGCCGGATGCGCCGAAAGTAATATGGGCGATTAAAGCTACGGAGAGATTTAACTCCGATTGTGCGAATATGCTGCGCGATGGGATTCGCAGCGGGCGTATACGAATGTTAAAGACTGAGTACGAGGCAGATGAGTTGCTGACATCTATAAAGGGGTACTCCTCTCTTAGTGAGGCGGACAAGATTCGGATTAAGTTACCATACATAAATACAGACCTCATGGTGGATGAGCTAATCAAGCTCCAGTATGAGGACACGAGAAATGGCTATATACGGGTGTACGAACGTGCCGGTATGCGGAAAGACCGATACTCCAGCCTTTCGTACAATTACTATGTAGCAAGACAAATTGAGAACAAAAAGAATAAGGGGTTCGCGTCATCGTCAAGTCTCGATGACGCATTTATTATACGGCCACCAAAATGGGGAAGGATGGTGAATAATGTAAATGGCAAACAGACGGAAGTCGGGTGGTGACAATACCGCAGGCGCAGCAAAGAAGGGAGCGTCGAGTACATTGCCCATGACGGACAATCTAACATTCAACGATGAGTCTGGTAACCCAGCCGGACTGATTCGCATAACTGGCAAGTTCGCTCTGTTAAACCGCCTGATAACTAGAGACTTAAATAACAATATACATCAACCGACATTTTCCAGATATACGAAAGACGAAATTCAAAAGTATATCGCTAACCCATATAAGTTCGAGAAGCAGCTTCGCAGAGCTGTGATATATCTGTACGGAGCAAGCTCCCATTTTCGCAGATTGATTCAGTACTTTGTCGGACTGTCAGACCTTGCATATTTTGTATCTCCGTATCGGATTGACCCAAGAACCGCTAATGTTAAGACGGTGAACAGGAATTACCATCGTGTACTTAACACGTTATCGGCTATGAGCATCAAGACGCAGTTCCCGAAGATTTTGACGGTATGCTTGCGAGAAGACGTTTTTTTTGGAACTTTATGGGTAACGAGTGACAGTATCACTATCCAACAGCTACCTAGTGACTATTGCTCTATCTCCGCTGTGGAGGGCAACGTGTTTAATGTCACGTTTAAGTTCAGCTACTTCAACACGCATAAAGATATGCTCCCCTATTACCCGGAGGAGTTTAGGGTGAAATATGAGCAGTATAGGAA